TTGTCAAGCAGCCAATAGGCGCAGGTTTTAGGAAGCCAGCGCGGTTTTTCGCGGATGGCGGCCAAGTCAATGTCGCGGCAGTCCTGCACTTTTTCAAAGCGGCGGGCATAGATTTTGCACAGGCAGTTTGAGCAGTCCAGAAAGCGGCAATACGTGTTGGTGAACTTGATTTTGCCTTTGATTTCCAACTTGTTCAGACAGCATTTGCCGCAGCCGTCACAGAGCAGTTCCCACTCGGTTTTGTTCATCTGTTCAAGTTTTTTGTGTTTCCAGAATTCCGGTTCAACCTCTTTCAGATTATCGTAGCGGGACTGCGGGGTATAGTCGTCTTCAATTAAATAGTCTGTTTTGTTCATTCTTAAATCCCCGGCTTATTATAAATCTTCCCAATCGACAATGTGGTCTTCAAGTTCTTCGTCGGAAACTAGCGTTTCAGGCACGCAGCGGCCGCTGATGCTTTGCCGGGGCGGCTTGGGACGGTGCTCAAACAAGGCGCGGTAGGCACAGGATTGAGGCATCCAATCGATTTTATCGATATTTTCGGGTGTGAGCTTCAGGCAGGAAGGAACCAATGTGCAGCGTTCGTCGTAACGGGTGCAGGTACAGGTTTCCATATCCATATAACGGCAGACGACGTCAGTATAAAAAATTTCATCGGTTTCATCATCCTGAATTTTGACCAGGCAGCATTTGCCGCAGCGGTTGCAAACAGCTTCCCATTCTTCCCGGGTGTAATCTTTTAACGCTTTATTCATGGCGGCATTTTTCCTCAACGGTTTTATATAACCCGCGCAGCAGAGATACGCTGATCATGACGGCGGCGAAGGTGAACATGCAGCTATAGCCGGTCAGCAGTATAAAGTATTTAACCGCGGTTTGCCCGGCCGGGCGCAAATATGTGTTAACCAACTTGTTCAGGGAGGTACTCCTCTTTGGTGAGGTTGCCAAACTGGGCAAAGTCGCCGTTCCAAAACAGCTGGACGGTTCCGGTAGGGCCGTGACGCTGTTTGCCGATGATGACTTCGCCGATATTGGCGGTGGCGCGGACACGTTGTTGCCATTCCTCCATTCGGTGCTGGAGGTGTTCGGGGGTTTCGCCGGCCTTTTGTTTGGGTTCTTCGTTTTGAATATAGTAGTTTTCACGATAAACGAACATGACGATATCGGCGTCTTGTTCGATAGAGCCGGATTCACGCAGGTCCGACATGACCGGACGTTTATCGTCACGCTGTTCAACGCCGCGGTTCAGCTGGGACAAAGCAATAACCGGAACGTTCAGTTCCTTGGCAAGAATTTTCAGTCCGCGGGAAATTTCAGAGAGCTCCTGCACGCGGTTGCCTTCGTTCTTTTTGCTGCCGGAACCGACGATTAACTGGATATAGTCAATAACGATCAGGCCCAGCCCTTTGTTTCTTTTCAGGCGGCGGGCGCGGGTGCGGATGGTGTTGATGTTCAGGCCCGGGGTATCGTCAATGTAAAGCGGAATTTTTTCCAATTCGCGAACAGCGGCGGCAATGCGGGTGAACTCGGCATTGTCCAATTCTCCGGTACGCATCTTGTGGCCGTTGGTTTGGGTAACGGTGGCAAGAATACGGCTGGCCAGCTGATCGGCTGACATTTCGAGAGAGAAAAAGGCTACTCCTTTGGATTTGGGGTCCATATTTTTATCATGGCTCATATATTCGGCAACGTTATAAGCCATATTGGTTGCCAGAGCGGTTTTACCCATGGCCGGACGGCCGGCGATGATGATAAGGTCGGAATTGTTCAGGCCGCCGGTTTTGTTGTCCAGCGCATCCAGCTGGGTCGGCAGGCCGGAGATTTTGCCGTCTTTTTGATAAGCCGCTTCAATGTGACTGAGCGAAGAGGTCAGAGCCGTTGCAAAGTCGGTAAAGCCGCCTTGGGAATCTCCTTCGTTGGAGAGATCAAAAAGTTTTTTTTCAGCCATTTCAATTTGGCTGGTTGCATCGGAGTCGAGGTCTTCTTTCATAGCCTCGTTGACGATTTCATAGCCGGTGTTGATCAGTTCCCGGCGGAGGTATTTGTCATAAATAAACTGGGCATAATATTCAGCATTGGTCAGCGGGGAAGCGCTGTCGGCCAGTTTGACCAGATATTGGTGGCCGCCGACTTCGTTTAATGTGCCTTCCTGCTCAAAATAGTTTTTCAGCGTAATAACGTCGGCAACATGACCGCGCTGGATTAATTTGGCGATAACTTCATAAATTTTGCTGTGAATGGCATCGGCAAAATGCTGCGGTTTCAGAAATTCCGAAATGCGTTCAAAAGCCTTGTTATTGGCGAGAACGGCACCAAGCAGAGCCTGTTCGGCTTCCAGGTTTTGCGGCAGCAGGGTCGGGTCAGGTTTTTCCATTGCGGTTACTCTATCTCTTAAAACGTTTCTCTGGAGTTGGTTATAGCGTAAATTTACAGAAAGGCAATCGGTTTTTTGAGAGCCCTTTTCTCCGGTCTGTGAATTATGGGGATAAAAAAATATCCTCCGCCGGAAAAGGGGAGGATATTCTTAAAACCTTAATACCAAACTTATTTGGAAGCTTTATTTTTAGCAATGCTTTTTTTGATTTTTTTAGCTTCTTCGGTCAGTTTGCTGTTGGAGGTCGATTCCAAATAAGAATCCAAACCGCCGTTGTGTTCAATCGAACGCAATGTTGCAGAAGTAACCTTCAGTTTGAAAATTTTGCCCAGAGTTTCGCTCAGCAGGGAAACAACCTGCAAATTCGGCAGAAAACGGCGGCGAGTGCGGTTGTTAGCGTGGCTGACATTGTTGCCGCTCATAGCGCCGGTGCCGGTTAAATCACATTTTTTAGCCATGATGAAATATCCTCATTTAACTTGAATAAATAAACTTGTTGCTTGTTAATAACTATAATTTTAAGCTAAGTCAAGCAAAAAATGCGTGTTCGGGCTTTCCGGTTATAGAAATATCGGCGTAAATTCAAATTTTTCTTGAGTATTAAAATAAAATGGGCTAGAAGTATCTCTGTTTTGATGTACCCGTAGCTCAGTTGGATAGAGTGTTGGCCTCCGACGCCAAAGGTCGTGGGTTCGAATCCCTCCGGGTACGCCATAAGTAACAGTCATCAGATTTTGGCAGTTCAGAGAACGGCCAAGCCAGCTCGTAGCCTAGGTTTCCGCGGTCGAGTTTCATTGTTCGAATGATTAGTTTTAAGATTCGTCTTTTTACTTCAATATTCGAACTATTGGCAAATTTTTTGCCGGCGTGGTTAACTATATCAAAAAGGTTGATGATTGTTTCATTAAACTTATCGTCGCTCACGCTGTGGGCGGCGATTTTGTTTTCTAGAGATGTTTTCTCATTTTTGAGCTGATTGATTTTCGAGCTATATATCTCATCATCAATTTTTTTATCAAGATACATGTCAACCAGATTTTCAATGCGTTTTTTTGTTATATCTAGATCTTTTCTCAGGCTGGTTACTGCTTGTTCGTGCAGAAGAGCTTCATTTTTTTTCGAATCTCGAAGTATTTGGTTTAAGCCGGTGAGAATCGGCTCAGGAATTATAATAGAATCGAGAATTTGTTGAACTTGTTTGGTGATGGTTTCTTCATGGCAATAAATCCGTTTTCCGGTTTTATCATAACAGATCAAATAATTTATGTGTCCTCGTTTTTGGTCGGTCGTGACGATTTTACCGGTATTGTAACAGGTTATAAGTCCTCGGTATAAAAACTCTTTGCTGGCGTATTTTACCGGTTGTTTCTTATATCCAAGGCGAACCTCTTGGCACTTATTCCACAAATCTTCAGATATTAATGGTTCATAGATATGGGGGTAAAGTTGTCCTTTTATGCGCATTTTTCCACAATAAAAAGGATTAGTTAATGTGTCATATAAGGTTTTAGAGGTTAGTTTTCTGGCTTTGGGAGAATTTGATTTAAGATCCCATTTATCTGCTAAATTTGCCAATTCTTTAAATGAGGTTTTGCCAAGAGAATATTCTTGAAAGAGTTTTTTGATAATAGGCGCGCGGACAGGGTCAAGACAAATTTCACTCTTGCCGTGAGCATTCCGGCGGTTTAAGTAACCTATCGGGGCTTTCCCGCACCATTCCCCGTGTTCAATTTTAAAATTAATACTGCGTTTGACATTTTCAGCTAAAGCCAGAACGTAAGATTTAGCGCCGATGACGAGAAAGTCCCAACGTAAAAGATCGCTGGAGCTGGCATTTTTGCCAACAACCATACCTTCGCGATAAAAATGGAGTTCTATTTTTTCTTTTTTGCGCAGTTCATCAAGATATGTACTTTCTTTGAAAGAGCGTTGAACGCGGTCAACCGCATCGGCTATTAAGGCAATCGTTTCCTTTTGTGATGAACAAAACTTAAGAACTTCCTGAAATTTTTTTCTATCACCTTGGGTCGAAGATTCGGTTAATGTAAAAGTTTTGATTACTTCAAGGCCTTTTTTATTCGCATAATCTGAAAGGCGTGAAATCTGGGCATCTAGACTGTACCCGTCCTCTTGTTCTTTTGAGCTTACTCTGGCCAGAATCACGGCTTTCATTGTTTTTTTGTTCCTTATCAAGTATAATTAGGCATTGGACGTATTCACTAATTCTTGAAATAGCCAAAGACATTTCTTGCGTTGAAAGAGAACGCCCGATTGTTTGGTTAATGCTATTTTCAAGAATGTTTGACATATTATATATTTTTTCTGCTAATTTACAAGTTAATTTGCGTTTTTGAGAGTGCTATAAAGCTTTTTGAGTTCTTCATGTTTCGAGTCATTTAAATTTCCTTTATTGAAAATATATCTTCAACAGCAGCGTTTGCCGGGCCTTGGTAGGCGTAGCGTTCCAAGAAATAAGGCAGTTCTTCGCATTTTGGGCAGACTTCACCGAATATATTCAATTGTAAAAAATAGACATGGCTTTTACTGTTTTTTTGAATATGTGCTTTGACGGATGGTTTAGTTTTGTATTGCCATATGTCGCGTACTTTAGGCCTTATCATTGTTTTTCAATCCTTATCTTAAATTCACAACCACAAACTATAAGCTCCGTTTCAAAATCTTTTTGCGGGTATCCAGCTAATTTAGCGCAGACAACAGCCAGAAAATCTGAGCAAGAAAAGTTATGTCTTTCTGCAAATTCTCCTAAATCGTCAAACCTTTCTTTAACTGCCCCACGGTCAAATTGATGTGCTAATTTCATTTATTTTCCTTTGTTATTTCATTATAAATTTGAGAAGTAATAAATCCGCCGATGAACATGATAGATACTAATTTTTCGTTAAACCATAATGCCCAACCGAGAGATGTAAAAAATCCCCAAAATATGGAAATTACGATTATGCAGATGGAGCCAAGCCAACAAAGTAAACGTCTAATCATCTAAATCATCTCCAGCTTTTTTAATTGACTTAACAACGCCTTTTACAAGGCTTGAAGTGCCTAGCGTCGCGATAGATAATAAACCGTTTGTTTCATCTTTCTTGTCGTCTGTTAAACAGCTTAAATCTTCGCCTAATTCTCCTAAGCAACGTATAGGGGTGGATACAAGTGTGGTAAGGCTTTTAATTATTCCCATCTCTCTTGTCCTCATAAAAATTAATTTCATCTCTGCGGACGGGGCGGCAGTTCTTCTAAATACGACATTATTTAATACTCCTTAATGCTTGCTCTGTTTGCCCAACAACGATACCAATCCCCATTAGCGTATCTTCTGCGAAATCTTTTGTATGTTCTCTACGAAAATAAAGAGCAACGGCATCTCCTATTTCTTTCAAGTTTTTTCTGACAATCTCCAGCTTTTTCTCAAGCTCAATATCTCGATCGGTTTTGTAGCCTGCTTTGCCGCAGTCGATGTTTGTTAGCCCGCAGGTCGGGCAGATAAAGTTACTCATCGTCAGCTCCTAATATGTTTCTGATAATCCTCGTAAGTATTGCCATTGCAATAGTTGATACAATCGTACATAAAGTTGAGAAGATTATTATTTCCATCATTTACTCACCTTTCTTAAAGATTGTGTCCAATCATCATTGCTCGTCTCCAATAGTTCATGATTTTTGTGAATGTTTCCGATGATTTCCATTAAGTCGCAACCGCTGATTGGATAGTTTTTGCATCCCTTGTTGAGGACAAATTTCCCGTTATGCCATGCAACTTGATAATGATGAATACCGCTTTTTAGAAGATCTCCTTCATAGACTAATTTGCTGTTTTTGTCCTTTAAGCCGGTGCATCCTTCAACTTCATGATCAAATTCTAAGTCTTCCCCGTTTTGTGGAAAGTGCCAGCCCAAAGCCCAATCTAAAGTTTTGATATTCTCTTCTGTAAAGGGTAAATCATCGGTTTCATAAGTAATTCCAAGTTCGCTAAAGCAGGGATACCAATATTTTTCGCCGTCCCAAATACGAGGAAAAAAACGCTTCTGTGCTTTCATCATTTTTCTTCTCTTTCATCTAATACTTTTTTCCTTTCCGAATAAAAGTAATAACCCCAAGGGTCAATTTTGAATTTTTCAATTATTCCCTCTTTAACAGCTCGACTTAATGTAGAGTAAACTGTTTGTTTTTTTACTTTTCGCTTATTTATTCTTTCGAAATTCTCAAATATCTGAGAGGCGGTAAAGCCATTGGGGTATTCTCTAAGGACATTGAGAATTGAATTATATGTACGATTGACTTTCCTTTTCATTTCTTAACCTTTCCACGCGATTTTGTACCGTACAAAAAAGTCCCGCAATGTTTACAATATTCTTGCGTATAAATGTTGTCTGGTTCGTACTCTGATGTTTCTTCGGATATCAGCACCCACTCATGCCAATCTTTTTTAAGCAGATTTCCAAGCCAGCATATAAAGCGCCTAATCATGCCACCACCTCCCGATCGTTGACAAATTCATGGGTAACGCCGAGGATGCCGATGCGTTTAAGCTCAAAATCTACTAGTTGGCGGCTGCCATACAGGTCGTTGGTGGCCTCAAAGCAGGAATTATCCGGGTGGGTTTTCTTGATGCCGAAGTCGATTTCACGGTTGATGACATAAAGCCGCGGATCCCATTTGAATTTGACGACATCATCGGTTTGAAATCCGGCCGTTCTGGGAATTTCAATCAGTCTGTCACCGTCAATGCGGTGGGTAATGCCGATTTTACCGATAATTTCGCAATCATCGAATGTTGCAACATTCCTTTCTCGCGTTGATTGCTCCTCATAAGCATCGTTCGGAGCAGGCTTGTGATTGTGGCAATAGAGGCTGACGGCGAAGTTGTGCGCGCCGGTTCTCTCTTCAATTACGAAAATACAGCGGTCGCGCTCCAATACCTGCCCGAGACGAACATCTTTAATTTCAACAAGTTTCATTTTTCTGTCCTTCCAAAACTTTGATTTCCTCACCGGTGAGCGGGCGGCTGCTTCCGAATAGGCAATCGTTGCAAATGTCTTCTTCGTCGAACCTCAAAACACAGCCGCAAATTTCGCAGTATCGTTCGCCGAAGTCTATATCCTCTTTCGGTTCGCAATGTTTAGCCCGAATCTCGGCAGAATAAGGCTTCTCGTATCTAATTGTCATTGCTTTTCTTCTCCAAATTTTAAAGACGGGAGGCGGACATATAAACCAATTCGGGTTAAAATGCCTCCCGGAGGCGGACGGTATTCAGGAGTTAGCTATAATTACCGTCCTAAGGGGTGAATCGTTAAAGTTTTAAAGCTAAAATCGGACGAACGTACCGAATGTCGTCGTTCTTACTGCAGGCAAGCCTGTTACCGTCACTCATACCCAATAACCACGCATAGTAGATTGAATACTCGGTAGAGGACCAGTAATAGCCCTCTAACTTTTCGCCTCCGGCTGCTGACAATCCGGCATTAACATCATCAATATTAAGGTGGAGCAATGAAAGTTCTCTGATATCCGGTACATGGATGTTGTCTTGCGAGAATTTTATTTTCATGGCCTCTTCCCAAGTATATTCTTGAGAATCTTCATCATCGTCTTTTTCGCCGGCATCTTGCAGAGCTGCAAAAATACCGTAAAAGCCGTCCTGTTTTTTCAATTCTCCGGCATAGATACCTTTGTTTGGATAGTATTTGCCGATTTCGTATTTGGCGGAAATGTCTGTTATTTCGGACGGTTCCGCTTCTTTAGCCGGAACAATCAGAGCGAGTTCCGGGTATTCTCCACGCATATGGGCGCTTAAAATTTCGTTGTGGCTTTCGAGTACAATTGCGTTTTTCATCTTATAAAGTATCCTTTTCGTTCCAAATAGTTTGCCGGAAGTTCTGACATCATAAATTCGCCTTGGGTTTTTTCCTGCCAAAACAGTAGAAGTTTGTTCATGTATTGGCAGAATTCTCCGGTTGACATTTTTGTTGTTGTTTTAACGCCAAACAGCTTCTTGTTAATTTCGTGAATCAATTGGCCGGTATAAGGGATTTGATGCTCCCCATAACATAACCCGGATTGATTCAAAAAATCTGCCAGTTGCCCGTTAAACAGCCAGTAATATGAGTTTTGCTCATTGCTGCGTTTTTGTTTCTTTTCGGCGATTTCAACCGTAATGCGCTTACCGGCATTAAGCATAAGTTCAGCTTGGGTAAATAGGACGCTGAAACTTTGTTTTAGTTGTGAAATCTGACTGATATACATTTTAAATCCTGTAATCTTTAATGATATTGAAATCTTGCCAAAAGTCTTCCGCTCTATACTTTCAATAGTTTATGTTGTCATCTATGTCGGAAAGCTGCATAAAGCGGCTTTTAATTTCTTCGGCCCAGCTTATGCTTCCGGCCGCAGACAGATCTGTCACCAGTTGGTTAAGGCTGTCAATCACTGATTTTGTTGCATTTTTGAAGCTTTCTGGCGTTTGGGTTGCCAGCCATGCCCGGGCTTTTTCAAATCTTTCGGACAACGGCTTTTGCTGTGGCTGCAGATACGTTGTTCCGTCAGCTTTGGCCTTGTTGATTGCTTTAGTTCTGGTTGCTTTTTCAGCGGCGGCTTCTTTCGCAAAATCATTGTTATCGTTGCTTTTGCCGTGGTCGTTGGTTGCATCGGCATCTTTAGTTTCGTCAATAGCCAAAAGGCCGTTAAGTGCATATTTGCGGGCATAAGATGACGTTGCTCCGGTTACCTGTGCCTCATCCATTCCTTTTTTAGCCAGAGGTTCACGGGCAAAAGCAATGTTCTGCACATAATCTTCAGCAGATAAAGACAGGCGTGCGGTTGCTTTGACATAAAAACGGTCTCCGATTGCAACAATTTCATCAGAAACGGTCAGCGAACAATCATCAAGCAGTGGCTTGACGGCTTCTAAAATGTCTTCGCAGGAACGGTAATTGTAACCTCCGAAAGCATTTCTCTGATTCTTTGGGGCCTTTAGCCCTTTTTGAATCCGGCTTAATTCAGCATAGATGGTCATGATAACAGTCTCCAATAGTTGAATCGTTAAAAAGCTAGAACCGGACGAACGTAGTGATTGCTGTAGTTCTTATTGTCGGCATTCCTGAAACCGTCACTCATATCCAATTTCCACGCATAGTTGCCTGAATACTCGGTAGAGGACCAGTACCAGCTTTCTTTTAACTCCGGCAGGTTGGCGGCTTTCAACGCAGCATTGATTTTATTTTTATTCAAAAAAATGCCGGTTAGTTCATCAATAGTCGGGTAGCGTCCGCCCTCGGCTTGGCAAAACTGTTGTGCTTTGTCAAAATTAAGCCTTACCTCGCTCTCAACCGGCATAATAGCGATTTCGTGTGTGTCAGTAACATTGCACAATATGCCGGCAATCGTTTTAGACTGATCGAGTTCTTCCGAGCTTGTCCCGTCGGTGTAAATGTATGATCCTGTTTTTTTCATTTCTTTTCCCTCAAATATTAATCATAACGATAAGTGTAACCCACGCGCCCAGCAAGCATCCCATAACGGATGAACAGATTACTGATTGTATTTTTTGAATCTTCTGTTCGCGTTTGTATTGGTAATATCTTGAAGTTGCTTCAAATTCTTCTATCACGGTACATCTCCTTGACAATGGCCCGCATGAACTCTGTTACATCGTTACGCAGGTTCGTTTCGTGGATAAATTCGTCAAAATACTCGTCATTGTCATCGAGTAAATTTTCTTTGGCTATTTTTTCCCGCGCTTCGTCAGAGCGCGAATAAATCAGGTTAACGCCATCTATTTTTTCCCGGCTAACAGCTTCAGGCATAAAGTGGCGGACATAGAAATTGTCTGCGTTAAAATTTTCTTTAAGGCCTTTTGAAAGGGCTAAAAAAGCCGGAAGATTTTCAAGCTGCTGTATCAGTTGGTTTGTCATGGTTGTCTCTAAAATAGTTGAATCGATAAAGTTACAAAGCTAGAACCGGACGAACGTAGTGGTAGCGGTTCTTAGTGCCGTAGCCCCTGTAACCGTAACCCATGCCCAACCTCCACGCAACGTAACTACCATACTCGGTAGAGGACCAGTAGTAAGCTTCATCATCCAAAGCTTCACCACCTGCCGCAATAAAGGCTTTGTTCAAAACTTCTTTATTCTTGTAGATTGCCTCGAGCTGTCGCAGATTAGGCATTTGCGCAAACTGTTCTTCACATTTGCGTTTGCCGTCCCACCAATCAATATTTTTAACGTCTTTCGTAAGAACTAAAAAAGCATGGTTATCATCTTCAACAACGGCAATCCCTTTAAGCTTCTTTTCCGGATTAAACTCTGCGCTGTTTGGCGCATCCCAGTAAATAAATGTTCCTGTTTGCATATCTTTCTCCATACATATTTTATGTATTAAATGTACTTAAAGTATTTTTAAATGTCAACAAGAAAACGTACAAAAAATACATTTGTTGTGCGTTTTCTTATTAATTTATTGAAAAACAAAGAAAGATTTTTTTTATTTGTTGCTATTTTTAATAAAATATTGTTTACTATAGATAGAGGAGCAAAATTCAATGCGGTTTTTAGTTGCTTTGTTTGTATATCTGTGTCTGGTCTGCCCGGTGCAAGCCAAGCATAAACATGCGGAGAAGTATTACCAGGTTAAATATTGCCAGGGTGCTTTAGAATACCGTTTGGCAGATAAAACACGGGTAGACTGTTTGACCGAAGACTATGCAATTGAATTTGATTTTGCCGCCAAATGGGCTGAAGCTGTCGGTCAGTCGCTTTACTATGCCTTAAAAACATGCAGAAAACCGATGATTGCGCTGATTGTGGAGAGCGATAAAGACTGGCGTTATATCAACCGTGCTCGTGAAATTTGCGATAAGTATGGAATAACTTTATGGATTGTCGAATAAAAAATGACTAAGAAATTTAGGTTAATAAGTAAGGAATTTCCACTCCAAGCTATGTTGTTAAGATGAAGATCTATAATCAATAAAAAAACCGCCCGAAGGCGGTGAATAGAAAATTTATTCGTCTGCAAAAGAAATTTTTGCTCCTTCAAAATGGATAATTGGAATTATCATTGGAGGATAAAGTGTTTGAGCAGTTGCAGAACGGATAATCTCTCGTAAGATTCCATATAAAGTTGAAGCTGCTCCATTGCTTAAAAGTTGATCGCGCATTTCTTCATTTGTACATTTAGGGCCAATTTGAAAAATCCCTGTTATTGTTGCATTTATGGTGTAATCCGGAACTTCTTTGTGTGTGGCTGAAAATTTTAATGTTACCATAAATATATTGTCAGTTTCTTTTTGCTTTCCGAATGACAAGTCAGTAGAGAGTTCGCCGGTTAAAGTTCCTCCAACGTGGTTTGGTATTGGCGCTTTAATATTTAACTCTTGTATAAAATATTTTTTTAGTGATAGGTAATCGCTCATGATAATCCTCTAACTGATTTTTATCTGTTGTATAAAGTTGGTTTCGGAATTTTCAAGAGAAGCAGTCTTTTCAAAATTTGATAAATCAAAATTATCATTATTATATGTGAACTCTACAGAACATTCCGTTTTTGTTGTCTGTTTTTCTGTAAGCATAATATTTGCATCAAACAGGTGAGGTTGATTTATTTCCATTTTTAGGGCGTGAGCCAATTTTTCCATGGTGATAATTGAAATATTAACACTACAATTAAATAACTTGGATATATATGCAGGAGAAACTCCCATTTTTTCTGCAAGTTCTTTTTTACTAATGTTTCTGCTTTCTATAATTTCCTCGAGTTGAGCCATGAAGTTAAGGATTTTACGTTGAGCCTTATAGAAAGGGCTTTTACGAAGGGTTTCAAAGTCTCTCATGATAATTCTCCTTCAGCATTTAAGCGCTTGACAATTTCTTTGAATCTTTTTTTATCGGATTTATCTGTTGGTTGCGTTTTTTTTAGTTTTCCGTGAGTAAATATTATCTGTTTTTTGGCTTCAATAAGTATCGCATAAAGGCGATGCCGATTTTGTTCTAGTCTATACATTTTACATTTTATTTCATTTTTTTGTCCTTTGTTTAGTATAATATCTTCTCCGGCTTCATGGAATACCTTTGTTGGCCTGATATCTCGCCCTTTTTCTGCTAGAGTATCAAGCTTTGCCAAAGCTTCAGCTTTGTCTTCTTCTGACAGCTCCTTAAGATAGTCTTCAATATCACACCGACTTTCACTGTGTTGGTAGTATAATATTTCCCAATTCTGTTTTATAACGTTTTTCAGTGGCATCGCTTAACCTATAAGTTAATTATAGTCAATTAAAATCATTTATTCAATAGTCATTTTTAATACATTCTCATGTCGCCGATGACGACGGCGGCGATTTCGTAATCATTTTTGTCCGGGTGAAGCACAATCGGTTTAATTTCCGGATTGCTTGATTCGGCCACTAATATAATCGTATCATCGTCAATTCTGGTGTATTTCTTCACCGTGGCTTCGCACAGGCCGTCCGGCGTTCGGCGGTAGGCGATGATATATTTTCCTTCCAATTTTTCATCGGGGTTAACATCTACCCAGTCTTCAATCGGGCAGCAGATAAGAGTCGTCTTTTCCGGCGGAAAGATAAGATTCATCGAATCCCCGCGAACGCCTAAGGCAAATATACGGCAGCTTTTATAGTTGTCGTTAACCGGGTAGGGGATTGTTTCCCATTCGCTTTCCGGCAGCTGGCAGGCTTCGTTGAATTTTCCGGCCTGAACATAGCCCACTTTGTAAATAGTTGTTACCGGTACGGTTTTAGGTGTTTCATCCCCGTTTTTAAGCCATTCCCAGTCAACATTGAATATTGAAGAGTAAAGCATTGCTGCTTTAGAGCCCAGTAAACGTTCGCCGCTTTCATATTTTTGATATTGTTGGTATGAAAAAAGGCCGTTGCTGTATTTTTCATAAAAATCTTTAGCGCTAGTGCACCCTAACTTCAGCCGGCAGTCAACTAATCTTTTGGCTTGGGCTTTCCCCTCTGGTGTATTTGAATTATTTATTTTTTCCATATTTTCCCCGTTGGTAAAATGTTTGTACTATATGTACCATATTTGAAAGATATTAACAATGTATTTTTTGTATATTTATCTATTGACATTGGAAATGTATCTTCGTATTATTTGTACTAAAAGTATATGAAGTAGGATTTTAGTGCAATGAAATTAAAAGAATTTCGCAAAAGTTTAGGTATTAGTCAATTAGAAGCCGCCAATCAGCTGAGTGTTTCTAAGGATGTGTATGCAAGCTGGGAGTATAATATTCGAATTCCTCGGCCGCAAAATATGAAAGAAATAACCAATTGGTCAAATGGAAAAGTTCAGCCAAACGATTTTTATTTATCGGAATAGCGTTATGAAATTGAATTCTCAGACATTTATATTGGATCGGATGGTACAGCAATGGGCTTGCCGCCAGCGGAGCTATATCTCCGGACGGCCGGCGGAATGCGGACATCATCACATCAGCCGGGAATATCTGCTGACCCGTTGGGACGTCAAAAACATTATTCCGCTGACATTGGAAGAGCATCGGGCCGTACATGACGGCAGCTTGAGTTATGAGATTATCAATCCGTTCCGCGAGCAATATCTGATTAACCAAAAAAACAGGAATTTTAAGGATTTCCTGCTTGAAAACGGTTTGACGCTGGCGGAGTTCGTCAAGGCCAAACAAGCCCAGTGGGCGGAAAGGGCACGCTCATGAAACGCTACAAATGGAGTGATTATCAGATAGCCGAGTGGCATAAGCGCACGTTTCCCGATTGCGATTATGTCGCCCAGATGTGCAAGCTGAACGAAGAAATTCACGAGGCCTATGCCGAGGAAGGAAAAAACTATCAGCGCTGGATTGAAGAAATGGCAGATGTGTCAATTGCCGCCGCGGCATTGGATATGCGTTTTCAGCGTAAAATCGGGCAGGTAGTCAACTGCTATCTGCGCGGGCTTCCCGAGGCTTGTAAGATTATGGAAGCCAGAGATGCCAAAATGGACATTAACACACAAAGGATATGGGAGGGAAATCATCATGTTTAAAACTGCACGCAAACTGCTTGACTGGGTTCAGGGTTCGCCGTCCCCGCAGAAATATGACACGCGAATGGAAATGGTTTACAGCTATGAGCTGGAATTGCTGCGCCTTGCGGCTTTTAACAAAGGTGCCCGCGCCGATGCGCAAAAGCGTTTAAAAAGTTTCAATGCCTGGCGTTTACGGGAGGGAAAATAATGAGCGAAGCATTGAGAATTTGGCGCAATCAGTATCAACTTTTGAATCAAATTCGGTCCAAAAAAGAGCGCGAAAAATTTGCACTTGCTATCTTGGACTATGCTTTTCAGGGCGAAATTCCAGAGCTTAAAGGTTCAAGTTTGATTCTTTTTGAGTGCATAAAACATAATTTAATTGTTCAAAATCAAGGGGGTAGGAATAAACGGTTAGATAACGGTTTGCCAACCGATGACGTTTCAAAAGATGAACCGTTAGATAAGAGTTTGCAAACGGTTAGCGAACCTCTATCAGATAACAGAAAGCAGATAACAGATAGTACTATACCTCCCTCAGAAGATAAATCTTCTTCGGTCGGTATAGTTAGCGCTGCCGCGCCAAAAAATCCCGATGGAAAAAAATACGCTTTTGAGGGAAAAATCATCCGCTTGACGTCGGAGGATTTTGCGGCTTGGAAGGAAGCTTACCCTGATTTGAACCTTCGGGCCGAACTGCTGCAGCGCGACCTTTGGCTGCAAAGTCAGCCTCCGGATGTCAGGAATAACTGGTTTCTGACCACTTCGCAGTACTTCATCCGCCAAAATGAGCGGAGAAAGGTGCAAAACCGGGAGTTTGATGAAGAACAGGAAGATTTGGAAAGCTGGTTGAAGAGGAGTGTGGTTTGATGGAAAAAGCGCTTGAAATTTTGCAGCACATGGAAAAGCTCTATGCCAAAGATTACAACGAAAATTATGCTGCTGAGCTGTCAGACAAAAATCCCGATATGGTATCCGCCTGGGCTGAAGCTTTTCGGGCTTATGACCTTGTCGATGTGCTGGCGGCGATTGATGATTTCTGGCAATTCAAAAACTCCAAAAGCCGGCCGAATGTTGCCCAGATAACGGC